ACAGCGGCTTTAATGACGTGCATCTTCGGGTGCGGATTGCGTTCCCGGCAAATGGCAGTGGGCGTGTCGGGGTGTTCATCGGCAATGTGTTCTGCTGTATCAATATCGACAATCAACGGGTGGAGTTGTACCAAGGCACGACTCTACTTGGAAGCTGGCAGAGCGAATATTCTCGCACGAGTGACGCCAACATTCGTAGCAATCCGAATATGTATCTCATTGAGATGCGCAAGCGTGGTAACCGAGTGCGGGTGTATTCCGGCAACTCAAACACGCTGCGGTTCACGGCGACTATCTCAGCAACGAGCGGTTATGCCGGTATCCAGTCGGACGGGCAGATCAAGTGTGAATTGCTCCGGCTGGGTGATGCTTGGACTTATGAACCGTATGAGGCATTCGATGTCATTATGCCGGATGGCAGTTCCAAAAGCTATGGCAGAATCTCCCGCAATGGTGTCACTTGGGATGACGAATTCGAGGTGTTCACGGTAAATTCTGATGTGGAGGAAACTGCCACTCGGAGCGAGGATATCTCAATGGATTATGATTTCTACCACTCGGACATTATCCGTGTTGCCTGCGGCGGAGACTATACTGCCATGGTCACACCAAGGGACATTAATGTTTGGATATCCCGATTGTTTTTCGGAGACTCGGACGGCTTTGCTATCTGCTACTTTCAGGATGTGGACAGTTTGGTCTATTGGGCGAATGAAGCCGCCTACCGATGGAATCTGCGAGGTGTAGCATTCTGGTCGCTTGGGCAAGAGGATATGCGGTTGTGGGAGTCGCTCCCAAAACAAATATAGCAAAATTTCAAGAGCATTTTGCCAAAAGGCAGGATGTTCTTTTTATATACATTTTTTCATGGCAATCACTCCTGCAATCAACAGGGGTTTGCAAATAAATCATATTTTAACGTGAAAAGCCCCCCTTGATACCGCAAAGAAGGCATGACAAAAAGCACCGTCAAAAACGATGCAAAAAAATCAATATAAGCGATCGGTCTCAAGCAGAAGAATTAAGAATAGCATCGGACAAAACCTCATCGGGGAAGGATAAGCCAAGTTTTGCGAGCTGCTTGATGTGAGAATTGATCTTCTTTTCACGATTGAATTGATTATAATAGTCCGCCCCGAGATCTTCAAAGTCAGAACCTGAAATAACAAAGAAAATTGCAATCGCCATGGAATGGGCAACCGCCATTGTTGCACGGTTTTTACCTCTGTGACTTGCGATCCGGCTGTACTGAGCAGAGAAAAAGGTTCGTTTGTTTTTGACCGCCGATTTTGCACATTGTGTCAGTGTTGATTTCAGCGTTTTGTTACCGTGGGTAGTTTTACCGCTTTTACGTTTCCCAGCACTCTCATTATTTCCCGGAGCAACACCAATCCAATTCGAAAAGGCATGTTGATTTCTGAAATTACTCATGTCAATGCCGGTTTCTGCAATAATCTGTTCTGCGCTAACTACACCAATCCCCGGAATGGCATCAAGAGACTTGACAACTTCTTTTTGTTCATCGGATAACGAAGATTTTATCATATTGTCAGTTATCTCAATTAACCTTGTTTGCTCTTTGATTATATTCATGATATGAGCAAAAAACTTTCGCTGAGTTGGCGTAATATAGCCATCAACTGCAGCAAAGATTTCTTCAGGAGATGATTGCATCCTGCCATACATGCGAGCTTTAACATCATCAATGGTGAAATCCGATTTACCAATAATCAGTTCTAAAAGCTGGGTTGCGCTTTTACCCTCAATATCAGAAACCCAACTGCCCAGTTTGATGTTGGCTCCCTCAAGAAATTTTTGCAGACGGTTAATATTGCGTGAGCGTTCTTCTATTTGTGACTTGCGAAAACGAGTCATGTCACGAAGTTCGCGTTGTTCACGGTTTGGAACAAAGCTTGGTTTCAAAAGCCCTTGTGCCAAGCATTTTGCAATCCAAAACGCATCATTCCAGTCGGTCTTACGCCCCGGTACATTCTTAATGTGGTAGGCGTTTACTACCATGGCAGGAAGTTCTTCCTGCTCAAAAATGTTGTATAGTGGCTTCCAATATGAACCGGTGCTTTCCATTGCGATCATTTGACACCTGTTCTCTTTTAGCCATTTTACTATTTCTCTTATTTCGCCCGTGGTTGTTCCATACTCTCTTGATTCTGTTTTGCGCCCGATACGCATGCAGACCACCAATAGTTTTTTATGTACATCTATTCCCGCACAACGCTCGTAGTATAGTGTGTCATCGTCGGTCTGAATAACCGGCTGAGTCTTTGCCTTTGACATATAGAACTCTCCTGACTTCAATATTACGGCGTGGCTCTCGCCTTTATTTGCGTTTTAACGTACGTTCTTTTACTCTATTGAGTATGATACAATCCGCGGTGCGAAACGAGAGCCTATCCCAGATTAGGAGTCGAGCTCGTAGCCCTAAATTTATTCGAGCTGGTGCCGTTGCTCCTATTATATCACAAACTATTATTATATCCTCATATGCTTTTCGTTTACAGCGGCGCCGGATTGGCGTGGGGATTAGGAGGAATGCATTATGGCATTTGAAAATCAAAGAGTAGCATGGGTGAACCGATCCAACACACAGATTCCTGTTTACGGGTCTCTTGTAACAAGCAGTGGTCATGTAGGTGGTAAAACACCCGGAGGAACACAGGTAGGCTCTATTTACAAGAATGAGTTTTATACGCTGATTCCCCAACCGTCCAGCATTCAGCAACCGAATTATCTCACTTGGTTTGAGATTATTTTCCGAAACGGCAGCGGTGTTGAAAGAAAAGGGTATGTTGAAACCAATCCCGGCGGCGTTTCCAATCCTCTGGCGGCTTGGGTGAGTTCGCAAGAGCCGTACCATTACTTCAACAGCAACGGATCATCTTTGGTTTCATCAGCAACTGAAAGCATCGGTGGTACGACCTATCGTATTTTCACAGTGAAAAAGGCGGTAACTTATCGCAATTCCGCTGGCACCTCACAAGGTACATTGGCGGTTGGAACTAAACTGGCAACGAATCAATCCACCACCGGTCAGACCTATGGCGGGTATATGTATTTTGCTAAGAAAAAGGTTAGCTCCGGAAGTTGGCAGGATTTAACAAGCAGCGGTTATGGGTTTGTTGACCTTGGACTTTCTCAAGGCTCTGAACCGGCTTCAAGAGCAATTTGGTAAACAAGAATATACGACAGGGTGCTTCCACCTCTTTGGTGGAGGCACTTATGCGTATTCAGAAAAGAAAGCGAGGTTTTCAAAATGAAAGAAATATGGCATTGGGTACAGGCAGGTGTGGCAGGGTTGGGCGGCTTTCTCGGCTGGTTTTTGGGCGGAATGGACGGCTTCATGTACGCTCTTGTTGCCTTCGTAGTTATCGACTACATCACCGGCGTAATGAGGGGCATCGTAGACAAAACGTTGTCCAGTGAGGTGGGGTTCAAAGGGCTGTTCCGAAAAATCCTCATATTTGTGATGGTTGGCGTCGGTCATACCCTCGATACGCAGATTATTGGCAATGGCAGCGTTCTTCGGACGGCTGTCATTTTCTTTTATCTGAGCAACGAGGGCATTTCGCTCTTGGAAAATGCGGCGCACATCGGACTGCCGATTCCGCAAAAACTTCGTGATGTGCTGGCGCAGCTTCATGACAAGACAGACAAGGAGGAATGACATGGCACTCACACAAGAACAACAGGATTTTATTACCAAGGTTGGCACATTCGCTTCGGCGGATATGGAGTGCAGCGCCGAGAGCCTCGGTGGCGGCATTCTTGCTTCGCTGACCATCGCACAGGCAATTTTGGAGAGCGGCTGGGGAAAGTCTGAACTGGCGGTTAATGCAAATGCGCTGTTTGGCATCAAGGCGGATTCACGCTGGGACGGTCGGGTGTACAGCACCGCTACCAAGGAGTGCTATGACGGCATAAATTTGACTACAGTGGATGCCCTATTCCGCGCCTATGATAGCTGGGCGGATTCCATAGCCGACCATTCGGCTTTCCTTACCAGAAGTTCCCGATATACAGCGGTGATTGGCGAACTGGATTACAAAACCGCCTGTACCACAATTCATGCAGCCGGATACGCAACTGACCCGACTTATGCGGAGAAACTTATCTCTCTCATTGAACGCTACGACTTGGCAGCCTATGACGCTGCCCCCGGAAAGGATGATTACAATATGAATTTGAAAACTCTATTACTCACGAAAAATGCCTGCTATATTGCGGGTAAGACCATCGTACCGAAAGGCATCATGGTGCATAGCACCGGAGCCAATAATCCCAATCTGAAACGCTATGTCGGTCCCGATGATGGGCTGCTTGGCGAGAACCAATATAACAACCATTGGAATCAAGCCAATCCCGGCGGCAGACAAGTCTGCGTTCATGCCTTCATCGGCAAGTTGGCAGACGGCTCTATCGCCACTTACCAGACCCTGCCGTGGAATCATAGTGGCTGGCACGCCGGTGGCACTGCCAACAATACACACATTTCATTCGAGATATGCGAAGATGGCTTGACCGACAAGACTTATTTCAACAAGGTGTATCAGGAAGCGGTGGAACTCTGTGCCTATCTCTGCAAGATGTACGGTCTGAGTCCTCTGCAGGATGGTGTTATTATTGGGCATTACGAGGGCTACAAGCGTGGAATTGCCAGTAATCACAGTGACCCGTCAAATTGGTTTCCAAAGCACGGCAAGAGCATGGATACTTTCCGCACGGCGGTCAAAGAGGCTTTGGATGGAGGTGCTTCCACACCAACGCCTGAACCGGAGCCGTCCGCTACTTCCGAAACAAAGGAGCTTTACCGCGTCCGCAAAAGCTGGAGTGATTCCAAGTCCCAAAAGGGAGCGTTTAAGATTTTGGATAATGCCAAAAAATGCGCTGACGAGAACAGCGGGTATTCTATTTTTGATTCATCCGGCAAAGTAGTCTATCCAAGCGGCTCTGCTTCTTCCGTTCCTTATCAAGTCCGGGTGGGAATTACGGATTTGAACATCCGCAAAGGCCCCGGCACCAATCTTGCCAAGATCGGAAAATGCACCGGCGTTGGAACTTTTACTATTGTAGAAGAGCAAGTCGGTCAGGGTTCTACTGCCGGATGGGGAAAATTAAAATCGGGCGTTGGCTGGATTTCGCTGGATTACTGTACAAAGGTTTAGAGTGACATACAGACAAGCAGGATTTGCATAAGATATTGTGGGCTATCTTTTTAGGGGCAATATAGCAATTTCTGCTTGTAATTTTATAGTTTGTTCAGATACCCCGCAGTCGATGGCTGTGGGGTGTTTCATTTTAGATTTAGTTCTGCTCGGCTGGTCGTTCGCTTTGCGAACTGCTCGCCCATGCATCCTGGACAGGAGGTGCGTTTATGACGGAAGAACAAAAACGACAGATTATACGCTTTCGGAACGAAGGCTGTGGATATACGACGGTCGCCGATAAATTGGGAATATCCAAGGATACGGTCAAGAGCTTCTGCCGCAGGAACGGACTGAATGGGAAGGCAGTTCAGGCGGATGTCACCAATACGGGATCGGGATGCCGCGAATGCGGAAAGGCATTGATTCAAGAAATCGGCAAAAAGCAGCGTGTGTTTTGCAGCGATGAATGCCGGACAGCTTGGTGGCGGACGCATCCGGAAAAAATAAAACAGCGGGCAGTATATTCCTTTACCTGTGCCTGCTGTAATCAGCCGTTTGCGGCATATGGCAATTCCAAACGGAAGTATTGCTCCCATGAGTGCTACATCAGAGACCGTTTCAAAGGTGGTGCCGATGATGGATAAAGAACAGTTCCGTGCAGAGCGGCTTTACCAGATATCCCTCTCCATCGCAAAATCCATGCTTGAAAAGGGAACCATTTCTGAGGAAGAATATACGCAAATTGATACAATTCTGCTGAAAAAATACCGCCCGATTTTGGGTACATTATTATCGGGAAACCCCTTGATTTAATCTCCTTTTAGAGTGATGAATAGGTAAGGAAAGGAGTTGATTTCATGGGGAAAATCAAAAAAATCGAAGCGACCATTCCGGTTCTTCGAAAACGAAAACGTGTCGCCGCCTATGCCCGTGTTTCAAAGGAAACAGAGCGGTTAAGTCATTCCATTTCTGCACAGATAAGCTATTACAGCACTCTGATTCAGAAAAATCCTGAATGGGAATATGCCGGCGTATATGCGGATTTTGCTATCAGCGGCACAGGGACTAAAAAACGTGATGAATTTAAACATCTCATTGCCGACTGCGAAGCCAGGAAAATCGACATTGTGTTAACCAAATCCATATCAAGATTTGCGAGGAACACGGTTGACTTGCTGGAGACAGTCAGACATCTGAAGAGCATGGGGATTGAGGTGCGGTTCGAAAAGGAAAACATCAATTCCATGAGCAATGACGGAGAACTGATGCTTTCCATCTTGGCATCTTTCGCCCAGGAGGAGAGCCGGAGCATTTCGGAAAATGTGAAATGGGGAGTGCGTAAGAGGTTCCAGTCCGGTGAAATTGGTACAGCGAACAAGCATATCCTCGGCTATCGGTATGATGATGAGTTAGGAAAATATGTCATCATTCCCGAAGAGGCGGAAGTTGTCCGCTGGATGTTTCAGATGTACATTGACGGTGTTTCCCTGCGCAGCATGGCAGAAAATATGAATCAGGCTGGAATACGCTCCACACTTGGGAATGAGTTTCAGGAAGGCTCGGTGCGACAGCTTATTTTTAAT